TTCATGTGTCCCGGAATCATTGAGAATGCCAAGGAGGGATTCAAGGATTTCGGTGGCTTGTGGGTCACGACTGATTATTGCGAAAGCACGAACCAAGGAAATGGGTGCATTCATAAAGACCTGTGCGTTTTTTATTTGGAGCAGAAGAGCAAAGAAAAAGATTAATTACGTAAAAAAAAACATGGAGGAAACTGATGGCAAAAGTGGAGAAGCTTGGCGAGATCAAGGTGAGCAAGAATGGCAAACCATTCCGTACTTTGATGGCGGGTGGCAAGTGTGCAGGATGGTTCCCAAAAGACCAGAACGACCTCACGAAAGCGCAAGTCGGTGATGAGGTGGAGCTCGAGGTTAATAGGGAGTACACCAATGTGAAGACCATAACCTTCCAGCAAGTGATGAGTCAACCCAAAGAAGAGTTTATTTCCGGATCGGAAGTTGCGGATCAGCGAAGTATGGACATACTAAAAGGCATGGCGCTTAATGGGGCGTGCAGGATTCTCGGTGGTATGGGTGAAGGAAAGACTCCAAGACCGGATGCCGTGATATTGTACGCTAAGGCATTATACGAAGAGGCACTCAAACAGAAGTATTTCGCGTGGTGAATGTGCGAATCCGCGTGCTTGACGAAGCCTCTAGTCCCACAGGATTAGTGGAAGTCGCTGACGGGCGATCACGCGGCGCAAGATGCGTTCCCCATTGGAGTTTTCACCTCCCAATGCCCCTGGGGGATAAGTCGGGGGCTTTCACTGTCCAGGGTTACTCTATTTCCCCTATCGCGCGAAGCCAAGGCGCGTGGACAAACTCCTTGGCATTCATAATCAAAGGAGAGGATAACAATGAGAAAATGTATTATAATGACGTTTTGTATTACCGTATTATTACTATCTGCATGTGCGTCGAATCCGGAGATTGCGCTACAAAACCTTACTTGCTCGACTTGCCCAAAACTCAACATGACAGCAGTCGACAACCTGCAGGCGCAATTGGGGAGCTTGAAGGACCAGATGCTTATCATGAATGCCACCCAAAACCAGGCAAGCGCATGGTGCCTAAATCAGTCAGGGCCGGTCAAGTCCGACATCATGATGGAACTCACAGCAAAGCAGACCGAAGCACTCGAAGCGGAGGCCACGCGGATCGTGAAGGAGTCGTGTTGGCCTAATATGGTTTACCTCAAGAAGGACTTGAATAATGAGGAGCACCGGCGTATCAACATAGGGAAGGAAGTTACGCAAGTGCTTGTGAAGAGCATCGAAAGGCAGGAGGTCACGACCAAGATCGACTTGCTTGCTCCGGGCAAAAGGCTTGAGGAGCGCGAGATCGTGAGCATCGTGACTGGTGGGATGGTGAAGTGTGGTGAGATGATTAAGTGGGATGCTCAGGATTTTGAGGGGTGGATGTATGATTCCTGAAAAGAATATGTGGGTGCAACCTAAGAATCCGTATAGCCACGAGTTATATACTCGCAATAAAGTCGCTTGGAATGAGGGTGCTGATGCAGACGTATGGTATATTAGCACTAAACAAATAATGAAGGTGAAGGGATGAAAAACGATTGTGATAAAGGTTGCCTGATGTGCGATTATGGAATCATCGTATCTGATAATCCTGATGACCTCGCAGGTGGTAAGTGGGTGCTCATATTTGATGAGTGGGCTCATAAGCATAAATATAGGTTTTGCTCGATAGACTGCCTGAAAGAATGGCTGAAGAATAAAGGGGATGAGTGGGAACCACAATGACCAACGATCTGATAGAGTGGGCTTTTGGAACCTAAATATATTCAGATTGCATAGAAGCCGTTGTAATTGAAGGCAAAGTCAAAAAGACAGTTCGTGTGGAAAAGACTTGAAAAGAAAGATGGTGAGTGATTCGTGATCCAAAAACGCCAGAACGGGTTTGTGAGGATCATACTGGAACCAGCAAAAAGTCGGATGGAACGGAATGAGTGCCCAAGTTGCGGCCTGTCAAAATACAAATGGAAGAGGCGGACGGATTGGCTTTGCTGTAGTAGGGGCTGCACAAGGAAGTTCGAGGGGCATTGTATAGTGCGTAACTGGGCCATGATGCGTGAGAAGGTGTTCCGGCGCGATAAGTATACTTGTATCAAGTGCGGGAGGAAGAGTTACGAGGTTGAGTACATCCCGCCTGGGGAGCGTGGGGACCGGCAGATCGAGATGATGCTCGAGAGGAACCCGAGCGAGAGGTATGAGATCAAATCCGCAAATGGGACTCGGTGGGGTGAATTGACGGATCGCGTGATGGTGTGGTTCGATAGAGTGTCGGGAAGTGAGCTCGTGGCGGATCACATCAAGCCTATCGCGCTGGGTGGGCCGCAGTGGGATATGGAGAATATTCAGACATTGTGTGTGGACTGTAATCGTGTGAAAACGAAAAAGGATGCTGGCTCGATTGCCATGCAGAGGCGTGTGGATAAGACGCTGGATGGTATCCAGAAAGAATTTTCTCAGTAAAGATTAAATACTTAAAAAGATGGGTGATTAATAATCAAAAGGTGGAGGCATCATTCATGAGAACAGTCAAGCATGAGGGTAAGAGTTGGGAAGTTCAGTTCGTCAAAGAGAAGCGCGTGTACGCGTGCCAAGGAGCGGATGAGCATAAGAACCCAACAAGCAGATTCGTGGTGACAGAGTGGCTGGCTCCAAAGGGTGCGGATGTGAAGTGCGCGGAGCTCGAGAGGGAGTTCGATAAGGTCGACTTCCTATGGGGTTGGAAAAATTCTTTCTTGTTCCGGGAGACTATCAACAGTAATGGCAAAGAGAAGGATATTGAGACTAAGGTATGCCAGGAGAAGTTTGAGGATGGCAAATGGAGTGTTCAGAACCCAAGCGATCACGAGGCAGTATTGAAGGATATCAAGCCAGACGCATCTAGCTTCGCTCAGACCTATCAGGAGGTCAAGGACGCGCTAGAGGAAAAGACGGGTGTGGCTTGGTATTGGGCGATCATTGCGATTGTGGCGTTCATATTGTTCGTGTGCGCGCTAGTCATAACAAGGTGGGGCTAAATGACTACTAACCGGGTGAATGACATGTTGGCATTCGCGGCAATATTTTTCCTTATAGGCACCATATGGCTTGTGGCAACATGGCAGCCTGCAGTGGACATACAAGTGCCGATTCCTCAGATAAACATTCCTGAGATCACTCTGCCGCCAATAGACCTGAGTCAGATCAAGTTTCCTGAGCCCAATAGCGTGAATAACACGTATGTGGAAAGAATAGAGCAAGCATCAAGGAAGTGGACCTCTCAGGAAGTCGCGAGGGGGAAGCAGCAAGCCAGTCATGTTGTCGCGAATAGTGAGTGCTTCACTAAAGCCGTGGTTCCGGAATGGACAAGGCAAAAAGGCATAAGCGTGAACACGTACCAGGACGAAGGCTACTATGGCGGCATAGTGTATGTCAAAGGAGTCTCTACTGAGAAGGCGGTGCGGACTTTCTGGGTCAAGATACCAGAAGGGGAAATCCTAAGTTGCTCGTCCTAATGGCTTAGACGGGGGTAGCTACCGATCCAGCATTCGGTGGCAATTTTTCATGGAGGCAATCATGGTAAGCATCCCAGAAGTAAAGAACGTGCAAGCCGGATGGATCAAGATAGATGAATCCAACCCAAACGATATGACGGAGCGACAGTTTGAGAGTCTTAAGAAGAACATACTGACATACGGATTCCTCCACCCAATCATCACAAATAAGGATGGCGTGATCGCTGACGGAGAACATCGGTATCGGGCTGGTGTTGAATTGGGAATGACTGAGATTCCAACTATCGTTCTGGATGTGGGTGAAGTGGATAGGCAGATGCTTCGTCAAGTACTAAACAAACTCAGGGGGGAGCATGATGTATTCAAGGATGTGGATGAGTATAAGGCAATCATGGCAGCTGACCGCATGAATGATTTTGAGGACTTGATCGCGATAGATAAGGAAGAACTGCTCAAGGCATTCGATATCCCAAAAGATGAGAATGCTGAGGAAGATTTCGATGCGGATGAAGAATATGACAAGATAGAAATCCCCACCGCCAAAGAAGGAGACGTAATACGCTTAGGGGATCACGTTCTGGTATGTCGTGATAGTACTGTTCCGAAATCATACGATGATGTCTTGGGGGGGGAGAATCCGCATATGACGCTTACTGATCCTCCTTACAACGTCAATTACGGATCTCAAAATAATTCGAAGTACAAAAAGAGGCAGATACTCAATGATTCACTCAATGCGCAGCAATGGAGTGACTTCACAGATGCCTACATGACGGAAGCGCTCAACAGGTCACAAGGAGATATCTACATATTCATGAGTTGTGCAGAGTGGCCGACCATCAATGCATCGTTCAACAAGCTAGGGGGCCACTGGAGCTCCACAATCATATGGGCAAAAAACCGTTTCGTGATGAGTAGAGGGAACTACCATCGCCGTTTCGAGCCGATACTATATGGATGGAAGAAAGGACGAAAGTCAAGTTATCATGGTGGCAGATCACAAAATGACCTTTGGGAGTTCTCAAGACCAAACTCTAGTATGGAACACCCAACCATGAAACCAGTATCTATTCTTAGGAAAGCAATCCTGAATAGCAGCCTATCAAGAGATATCGTGCTAGACCCATTCGGCGGATCAGGAAGCACACTCATAGCGTGTGAGCAAACTGGCCGTAGGTGCCGCATGATTGAACTTGACCCTAAATATTGTGATATCATAATCAAAAGATGGGAACAATACACCGGAAAGAAAGCCCAGAGGATCACATGCCAAGCATGAACGGAGCAGAACGCCGAGAAAAGGTCAAAGACCTAATAGAACGGTACGGCATATGGGGAATACCCAAGCAAGCCATATGCACAGAATGGGGAATAGGCAGGCCAACACTCGATAAAGACATCAAGCTCATCATGACCCACATGCCACAAGACGACATTAATGTGGTGGCTCAAGAATTACAGAATGGATACAAATCGGCCATTGGGGAGATGCGCAAGATAATACGAGACCCAGAAAGCAGTAAAACCGAGAAGAGCAAAGCGACCCAGGCGCTCGTTCAGTGTAACACTCACTACACGGAGTGTTTGGAGAAGTGGAACCTTAAGCCCACGATCGCAAGTAAGGTTGAGGTTCAGTTGGATGGTGAGATCGCATTCAAGGAGGCACTTCGGAGGACTCAGGAGGCTTTTAAGGCTCGGGAGGCAAAGAAGTGATATTTGTTGGTTCGACTCATCCATTGAAGGCTGGGAAACCATCCACGTCCACCGGGGGGAACGCGGAAAAAAGTATACTGACTGAACGGAAGGCACCCGAAAAGGTTCGGATGGAATGCGAGTGTGGAAGGCCGGCCACCCCATGCAGCCACTGCAACACCAACCTGATACCTCTCATGATCGTGTACTGCTGTTCTGATAAGCACTTCTGCAGCAAGAAATGCCTGATGGAAGGGGCTGAAAACCTGAGAGCGACCATCCATGCCCGAAGCATTTGAGGAACCTCTGGACTTCATAGAAGGAGTGCTAAACTTCAAACCCTATCAGTATCAAGCCGACTTCATCACTGGATGCAACACAAACAATAGGGTGGTTGGATTATTTAGCCGTCAATCCGGCAAGACTACATGTTGCGCTGCGTTCTGCGTCTGGTATAGCGTCACTCACACAGAGAAGAACGTGCTGATATTCGCCCCGACACAGCAACAGAGCGAGATACTGTTCAAGAAAATAAGCGACTACTTCCGGTACAATAAGGAGCTCAAATGGATAGTATCGAGCATGACAACATCGCAGATCGTGCTAAACCAAGGCACAACCATACAGGCCCTAACGGTGGGTGATTACGGGGAGACCAAAAGGGGATTCACCGCCGATTTAATAATCGAGGAGGAAGCGTCTTTTATCAAGGACAGCATCGACAGTCAGGTCATCATGCCAATGATCGCAAGCAAGCCAGATGCGATAATCATCAAGATCGGCACGCCACACCTCAAAGGGCATTTTTATCGGAGCGCATATGGTCAAAGCAGCCCATACAAGCTGTTCGCATTCGATTATAGCTACCCTCAAGATTGCGGCCTATACGCGCCGGGATTCATAGATGAGTACAAGATCACCCATACTGAGGCAGACTTCAGAACCGAGTTCGGACTCGAGTTCATCGAAGGAACAGACAGTTACTTCAGGGACGCTGACGTACTAGGAAACATCACACCCCACCCAACTGGTCAAATAAGACCGGACCTAAATTACTACCTCGGAGTCGACATAGCAAGATACGGAGAGGACGACACCGCGCTAGTGATTGTAGAGGAATCAGAACATCCACTGCATCCTCATAAAGTATTTCACGTTGAGCACTACAATGGCAAGCCAGTCACCTGGACGATAGGCCGAATCAAGGAACTTCACTCCAGTTTCAACTTCAGACGCATAATGGTCGATGAGACAGGAATGGGAGCCGGACCAGTAGACCTATTGAAGGAGCAGGCTGAATGCCCAGTGGAAGGCATAACTTTCACTAACCAAAGCAAGTACGATCTATACTCCAACCTGACTGTCTTGTTTGAGAAAAGGCACCTCACGATCCCAAACCATCGGTTGCTGATCGCGCAACTCCTAGACCTTCGTAAGGAGGTCACGAGCCAATGCGTCAAAATACACCATCCCGACGGCGGACACGATGACTTATGTTTCGCGGCTGGAACTCTAGTTCTGACCGTTCGTGGACAGGTTCCAATAGAGAAACTTCATGTGGGGGATTGGGTACGGACAAGGGACGGATTCCATAGGATTGTAGCAGTCAATAATAGAATGGCCGAAGTCATAACCCGTTTTGGATTAACTGGAACACCAGAGCATCCGGTATTAACTACTGACGGAATTAAGAAACTTATAAATATAAGCGCATCCGACTTAACATACATATGGAACGAGAAACAATCATGCATAATGGTGCGGCCTATCACCGATACCCCAACGCCAAACGCCGACAACATAGATTATATTACTGGTCTCACACGAAATGGAAAAAAGCCCCAGTCCCACTGCATCGGCAGATATGGATTGACAATAATGGCCCAACACCTAAAGGATATCTGGTACACCATAAAGACAACAATCCAGACAACAACACGATCACAAATCTTGAACTCATGTCCAGGAAACAGCATGCTACAATACATTCCAACTATCCAGAGCGAATCGAAGCTTCACGACAATTTATGGCCAAGTATGCCCAACCAGCAGCGATCAAGTGGCATAAGTCAGAAGCCGGTAGAAAATTCCATAAGAATCTCGGAAAGATATCATGGAAAAATAGCAAACCCACAGTCAAGACATGCGTATTGTGCAATAAAAAATTTCTCGATAATTCCAGACAACAATCAGGGAAGTTCTGCTCCTCATCATGTGGGCAAAAGCAATACCGAATTGAACACAAACAACTCCGGGTTTGCGCACATTGCAAAGGATCGTTTATCACATATGCGTATTCAAAAGTCAATCACTGCTCGTTATCATGCGCGGCGTTCAATCGAAAGAGTGTACAACATAAAGGTGGAAGGAAAGCCTGAATACTTCGCTAATAACATATTGGTACATAATTGCGACGCTTTGGTATTGGCAGCATGGCCTCTTAAGATGGGAAGGAAAGGTAGCTTTCATATCGCGTAATGATAATAATTAAATACTTAAAAAAACGTCAGTAATAGCGGGATGGCGGTTCCGAAATTACAGTCACAATTCAACACCTGGAGAAGCATGCGCATCAATGATAGTGACAGGGCTTTCCAGAATTCATTCGACACTCTGCTCAATTCATGGAATAAGGCTGTTTTGCATCAGCCTCCTCCACATGAGAGCAGGGCTAAAGATGCGGTCAACGGAACCCGAACCGGGATTCTTCCGTTGACCGCATCCCTAGCCATACTCACCCTCATCATGCTCGCGCTGGCGGCAATCGCCTTCTTCTCGGACCTAAACCACCCCACGATCGATGCGAGAGTCCTGGAACCGCCAAGTTCACAGGACGCCTCCAGCGCGCTCATTATCAAGCCAGTAGAAATCAAGATTGTAGTGTTGAATCAGACTGACAATTACAGGATCAGCAAAGAAGATGTGGAATTGATAAACCGGGCGCTCAACCCGAAGGTGACAAAATGGTAATTAAGCTAGATGACATAATGCACGAGGAACAAGAATGCGATCATAAGGTGCTAAAGTACAACTGCACATGGCCCTCTGAACGTGGGATAACTAAGGCTTTCGACTTGTATGACTGCCTGATTTGTAAAAGCACTATCACAATGCGTGGGGAGTACAAGAAAATTGAAGAAAGCGAGTATTATGTGAAGGTGACAAAATGATACACCTTATTGTTCCATCAGATCAAGGCTTACTTGAAAACCCTGGATTGATAATGCCTCTCGCACCTCTCAGTATAAGCAGTTGGTTGAAAAAAAACGGAATAATGAATGTGAAAGTCACTGATCTTAATCATCAAGTGTTTCTACCCCAAATATCCGTAGGTGACATCGTAATAGTGGGGTTCCCAACGGTTCACACGAAAGTCTCTATTGGTATAGCTAAATCAGCCAAAAGTTTTGGTGCCATCACGGCAGCCGCTGGACCGGCAGTAACACACAACACCCATGGCCTTCCATACTTCGACCACATCATTAAAGGAGAGAATGAGACCGCAATACTCAACTTGATCAAGGATATCATGAAAGGACAGGCCAAAGAAGTCGTTTATCGTGGCAATTACGCACAAAATCTAGACCAGTACGGAATGCCTGACCGGGAATCCATACGGGCGCACTGGAATGATTACAACCTAAGATATAATAATCGGCCTGCCGCAAACATCATGACAAGTCGTGGTTGCTCTTTTGGTTGCGGATTCTGCCATCAGTCCATCAACAATCGCACGTTCAGAAGCAACAGCGCAGAGCACGTACTGAATGAACTGGATTACATCAGGAATGAGATGGGAAAAACCGCACTCATATTCTATGACGACGTTTTCACATTCAACACCAAAAGAAGCTTGAGTATTGCACAAAGCATGAAAGAAAGGGGTTACGATTTCAAATATAGAGCGACTACACGCAGCGACCTACTTAATAAGGAAGTCATCAAAGCACTAGCGGAAAGTGGATGTACGGAATTGTGCTTCGGCGGCGAATGCATCAATGATGAAGTCACTAAACGCGCAGGAACAGGCAAAATATGGGATGTTCAAAAAAAGGCGTGGAAGTGGTGCAATGATGCCGGGATCGGCGTGAAAGCCTACTTCATCATAGGACTTCCAGGCCAGACGGTAAATGACATATTGAGGACTCTCGATGCAATAAACGAGCTGGACTTCAAGGATTGGGACTACTACATGTACGCCCCGTATCCCGGAACGCCATTCACTACGAACCCGGAGAAGTACGGAATCAAACTCAAGCCGGGATGGGACACAATGGCGCATCACGCCAATAAATCTCATGATGTCCCGATACTGTTCGAGCACGATAGGATGAGCGAGGACGACATGATTAGCATGCATGAACTGGCACAAATTAGGAGGGGCGAGTATTTCGCGCGGAGGAGTCAATGAAGACATCATATATTGATGTATATGGGATGGATAGCCTAAATCAGCTTAAGGCCGCCAGTAAAGTGGGAGCTGATGTGTTCATAACTCTAGATGCCGGAATACTTGATTATCGGGTGGAGCTCGAGAGCATGTTTAAAATAAAAATACGGACTTCGCAAGAAGTGATTAACGGGTGGGTATGATGCAGAAGTGCCACTATTGCAGTAGACAAGCTACGGCAATGAGCGTGACCGAAACAATCACTTCAATGCCCATCACTTTAGACATCATGAAAATGACCTTGCCAAAAATAGTGAAGAAGTATATCGCGGTGTGCAGAAAGCACGATCAGAAGCATATGGAATAAAAAGCCGACAGGATTAAATAAAGGCTCCACCATAGACTAACAATCATGGCATTCAAAGACATATTCAAGAAATCCCCCACCCCATCAAAAATCAAGACTGAATTCTTCATATGTGATTCCATAAAAAAGCAGGATGAACTTAAGACCCAAATAGAAGACACACCACTTAAGACAATGGATGCGTCAATGCTTCGTGAAGTGAGCAATAAATTTCTTATGGAAAGCACAGGAGAAGTTGAACCTCAAGAATTGCAGAATGCCATAATGCGTGATATTGGAGAAGACCACCCAGTTAATTATGCCGTTCTAGAAAACGCATACACTAAAGTTCCCATAATCACTGGAGGGATCAATAAGACTGTTGATTTCGTCACAGGACGCGGGTATAGCATCACATGCAAAGACCCGAATGCGAAAAAGATAGTGGATTTGTTCATCAGAGAACAAAAATTCGACACGCTACTCCGAGGGGTAGTCCGAGACATGCTAGTCTATGGTAATTCCTTTTTAGAGATAGTGACTGATTCTGGACAAATCATCCTACTGAAGCCTCTTAATCCCAAATTCATGTTTGTCAAACGCGACAGGTTTGGAACAGTCAAAGGGTACACCCAATTTTTCAAGAATCGCTTTAAAAAAAACGATTTTGCTCCTGAACAAATCGCTCACTTCGCATGGAATAAACTGGGAGACAGCGCGTATGGATTGAGCATAATATCGCCATTGCTCCCAATACTTGAAGACAAGCTCAATCTCGAACACGATATGGCCGTCATAGTTGGAAAGAAAGCCGGAGCGCCTTATCATGTCAAGATGGGAAACGACCTCAATCCAGCAGGAAACAACGACATAACCGCATTCAAAAACAAACTCGTGGCACTCAGGAACGATCAGGAATGGGTAACGGATCACAGAGTCGAAATAGACTTGATTGGGGCGCAAGGCAAAATTATTGACTTTCAACCATTCATCCAACATTATGAAAATCAAATCATATACGGCCTTGAGGTACCACAAGTACTTCTCGGTCAAGGAAACATCCCAGAAGGACTGGCAGTAGTACAACATGAGGCGTTTGAGAGGCATGCCGAGAGCATTCAGGAATTTATAGAACAACCACTTGAGGATCAAATATTCAAAAACCTTCTTAGGATCAATGGTTTCAAAAATGAGTTTGTGGAGTTCAACTGGAAATCTGAAAGCCAGAAGGAAAAGCTTGAGGAAGCCGGAAAAATTAAGGAGATCATTAGCCTAGCATCCACTGGCACCATAAGTGATGAAATGAGGCGAAAGCTCGAAAGCAAACTCTGGGATTTACTAGACCTTGATGAAGTGATGGACAAGGCTGGGGAGACGCCTACGGCCGCCGCGCTTATGGCACAGGCCAATGCTCAGGCTGCACAAGAAGCAGTTAGGCAGTTAGAGAAATCCGAGAAGTTAGAGCACGTTCATGAATCGTTCGATGATATCAAGGAGGAGTTAGATAAGGATTACACGATTCAGGAGTTCATTGGATACGCTCCAAAGGTGTATAAGGAGGACATAATTGCGGGGATTAAGGCTGATACTTTTAGAAGGCGAAAGATACCTGAGGTGACGGACCCGAGAACTGGGGAAGTCATAAGACCCGGAAGCAGGTACGAGTTTGAGGAAATCAATGCGCCAAAAGTTAAGCACGTGTTGATCCAGGCTTTCGAAGAAGATCATACAGTCAACCAGATCGCAAAGAACCTACATCCTTATGTTAAGGCACTCGAGACCAGTGCCGGACTCGTTATACCAAAGGAGTACCGCAGTTTCGTGATAGCCCGCACGGAACTCGTGATGGCAAGCGCGGAAGGGCAACGAAGAAATTACGAGAAGTTCGGGTACGAGTACGGCCAATGGATTGCCGGGATGGACGATCGAACATGTCCAGACTGCAGTCGAATGAATGGAAGCACTCACTCTATTGATGAAATGAAGCGCATGATCCCACTACACACTTTTTGTAGATGCAGGTGGATACCATCCGGCACTGCAGTGATTGATGACGAGAAGGTAGTTTTAAATACTGAAAAACCACATACTACCCAAAACGATTAAATAGTAAGAAACAGAGAAAACATGGCAGAGTTACCTAAATGCCCATTATGCGGAATCGAGCCAGTGCTAGTGCACAGTCCCAAACACCAGAGGTTCATATGCGGACGGTGCTTACACCCGGAACTTAAGGCTGCTGGAATGGACATTCCGGAACTCCCACCCAGATATGATCCACAAGAGCATTCAAGCCAACACGAGATTCAGCACGCCTGAATACGATAAGGATATAATTCTACCAGCCACGCAAGGCGCGCCAAGAACAAACCAAGAAGACGTTCTCGACATATCTCAAGCAGGATATAACTTCGTCGGTCTCAACACTCTGGCTTTCACGGACGCCAACATATCAACCGGAGCCCGATTTCATGAACTCAATAGTCTAGGGCGAGTCGCGCAAAGATTTTCCTCACGAAACCGAAATGTGTATATTGACCTAATTAATGCCAAGGACAACCTTTCGGATGACATCAAGTACCCACGCGGAGTACAAAGAAATAAAAAATTGCTGGAGTGAGATCATGCCAATGAAGAAGCCGGAACAAAAAATTAAACCATTGAAGATCACATACGAAAGCGCTGACACATCTTTCGAGCTCATACAAACAGAAGGCAAACTCTCAGAGATGAATGTCATGGGAGTTGCCATCAATGAGACCATCACGCGAAACAAAATCAAGTATCAAGCTGAAGAATTGAGCAAAGCAGCAAGCACGCTATCAGGAAAACCCATACTAAAGGATCACAACAACAGTGTTGACAGCATAGTTGGCAGAGTCACGGCAAGCAAGTTCGAAGGCGACAAAATCACGTACCAAGGAGTCATACGCGACGATATGATGATAGAGAAAATCAAGAAGGGACTCATCACGAACGTCAGCATCGGAGCCCAGTTCGAAAATACCAGTGAAGACGTGGATGAGAACGGCGAAATGTGCCGAGTCGTTAAAGGACTCGAATTTCTTGAACTCAGCCTAGTAGCGGTACCGGGTGACGCTCACGCGAGCATCAGCCAGGCCATAACGGAAGCCTATAAGGCAATTCAGTCCATTAATGAAGTCATAATCGAACCAGTCAGATTGACTGTCGAAAAACAAGCGGAGGCAAACATCATGACAGAACAAAATGATGCGGTCTTTAAGGAAGTCGAAGAACTCCGAGCCTTCAAGAAGACCGCAGAAGAAAAAGAACGCCAGACACTTATTGAGTCCACACTCGCTATTGCGGAAGGATGGACAAAAGAGGATCTGATAGGACTTACTAACGAGGCAATCAGAAAGATCGCCGAGAAAAGCAAGAAAGCAGGCAAAGGAAATGGAGAGGTCTGCACTGAAGCTGATAAGGAGAGCAAGAATCCAGTCAAGCTCGCGAACGGTCTGACAATGGTGCGCGTCAAAGATGATGAAGGAAAATTCTTCAGCGTTGACACTGATCGGGTTTACAAAGAGAAATTCTTCCCGTACTGCTACGGGAAAGCATAAAGGAGGCATGACAACATGGCAATAAACACACTAGGTCTGATTACTGACCAAGGATGGAAGGGAATGGGTGCAATAGCCGAAGGAGTGGTCAGCGGAGGAGCGCTCCTACAGGCCGGAAGTTACACATCTTTAGTGACTTCGGCTGATGTGACGACCGATTACGTATACAGTCGTATCAAAGTCAGTCAAGGTGGAAGCGGACTCAATTGCGTTGGCGTAGCACTCTATACTGCAGGAAGCAACACTCCAGTGACAGTCCTTCAGAAAGGCCTGTTTATCTTCGGAGCCGATGGCAACGTGAACGCAGGAAGGCAAGTCGAACCAGTCAGCCAGGATGCCGCAGACGGCATCGGAGCCGTAGCGCCGGGAGCGAATGCCGGACGAGGCATAGGCCGAGCCTTAACTGAGGCAGCGAGCGGTGGATTCACCATCGTAGCGCTTAACATGTAGGAGGGAAAAGATGACCACACAATACGTAAAGGAAGTTCTCAGCACTGGGGACGGCACGCAAGGAACACTTCTCCTGCCAAGAAAGATTATGGATGAGCTTTGGCAAGAAGTGACAAAGTATCTAGTTCCGAGGCAGCTTGCAGCTAGGTATGTTGGACCTGAAGGAATACCTGGGGCAAGTCTAGATATCAACCTAGAGACTGCCAACAGTCTCCTAGTGTTCAGAGTGCCAGAAGGAAGCGCCATACCTGAAAAGACAGTGGCGCACACGTCATTGAACGTGCCGATGGCCAAGTACGGACTCAAAAGCACATTCACCGCGGAGCTTCTGGAAGACAGCCAGTTCGACCACCTCGCGCAACACGTGCGAGTAATCGGGCGCAAACTTGCGGAGAACGAATCCAGAGTCATCATAAATGACATACTGGACAATGGCGGCAACACAGTCACTGGAGGCGCAGCTCTCACGATCGGCAACATCTTGAGCGCATGGCAGAATCTGGAAGATAACGACTTCCATGCCAATGTGCTACTGGTGGGACCTGAGGTGTATGCGGACATGGCGCAAATCGACACTTTTGTTGAGGCTAATAAAAGTGGCGAAAGCACACCATCCGCAATCACCGGAAGGATCGGAAGAGTATATGGAATGGATGTTCTATTGTACTCCCGAAACCTCAATCCGGCAGGCCGAACTGCAGCTAATCAAGGTAAGCGAGCCTATGTGCTAGATACCACTCAGGGATTCGTGTTCGCCGAAAAGCGGCCTATGAGCATTGAAGAGTGGGAGGATAAAAGCAACGATCTCAAGGGGCTTGTGGCAACTCAAAGGTTCGGAGTGGGCCTGTTAAGAAGCACTGCGATAACAATAATCACCACAACGTGAGGATGACAACATGGCTGATGGACTACCCTATGCTCTAGGGGATATTGGGAGCGAAAGCATAGTTGACTTAGGTATAGCCTTAGCTGACTTAGCTATAGGAGCCGTAAGCGGCGCGGTAGTTGCGAGTGGTGGTATCGGGCTGCCTCATATGGCTGTCAATTCCGTCAGCGGCTTAATTGTGGCCGCAGGAGGGATCGGAAATAGTCATCTTGCGAGCAATGCGGCAAGCGGCCTTAAGGTCAGTAGTGAGTACGGACCTGTTGGAACCGGAAGCCCGGCTGTTTATGGCAATATGGTGCAGTTCGGTACTGGAACGCTTACTGCCGGATCAGCTTATTGGATCGTATTTGGCAAGGCTTTCGCGGCAGCGCCTTATACTGTGATAACCAACACTTTGAGTGTTGGTGCAGTGTGGGTGAGCGGAACTCCGACAGCTGGAAGCGCGATTGTTATTGGCGCGACAGCAGGCGATACATTTAATTGGATTGCGGCAGGAAGCGGAAGGTAAACACTTCCCTTTTTTTTTGTTTATTTTTTTATAAAAACCATACATAACCGGAATGGCATACGTAATGTTCACGAGGGATCCACACATGACAACTGACATCAAAACCTACAGATTCGGCGCGATAACAAGCACGGGAAGCTACACATCATTCAACTATAGCACATTCCCGATCGTTGGTGAAGTGATTAAAGTCATATGGGACTATGGAGCCCCAATTGACGCCAACGGAAGCGTGTGGCTTGCTGTAAGCGGAACTGTCGGGGAAGAAATACATCGCATCAACGGATTCGGCGCAGATGCGGTCGCGTACCCTGGGGTTTACAATGTCAATAACGTCAATACCACCGGAAGCCCCTACGCATTCAGCAAGAGAACCGTATCAGATGTACTGTACGTGGCTGGAAGCGGTCTTGGAAGCCCGTATGCCGCAATAACGAATGTGACAGTAGTGTACAGGTGAAGAGTTGGCTTTCAACTTAGGAAGCGTTGCGGATGCGGCCTGGCAGCAAATAGATGGAGTTCCGGCCAACATTAGCGGCACGGTAATGCAGAACTTCGCACAGCAGTCAGTATTTTACTTGAATAACCGTCTTAATATTGGCCTTTCGGGAAACAATATTAGCGATAAGTACGGTAACGTGCTAGTCAACCTGACAGCAGCCAAGACATTGAGTCGCATGACAGGTATTGGGCTCAATGCCAACTGGAGTCTTGGAGAGTTCAGAATAGATAAGGGTGAGGCTGGAAATCAGCTCGCTAATCAATTGAGGTGGCATCTTAATGAGGCGAGCGAGGAGATCGGATGGATAGCCCGAACTGATGGGGTGACTCCCATAAAGTTTGGAGTGGCAGGAGGGTAAATGGTTGATCCGCAATCAGCAGGAAGTGATTTCGATAATGCCCTAAAGCAAATCGGGTTTTCCTGTGTGTTCAAGACCTGGAGTCAGGCTCAGGCGATTTATTCAGGAACTGATTATGATGAGCCCTACCTTCCGGGTAGCTTGACCAACACATTCAGTGGAGCTGCCGCAGTCTTTTGTCTCAAAGGGGAGGAGCGCAGGTTCGTGAAAGAAGGAGTCCTATCTGAGAATGACATGAAGCTTTTCTGTGCTGGAAGTCTTGATATAGATGGCACCACAACCATATCTTTCCCTAACGGAAGCGTATATGGCATAGTGCCTAACATGGGTGTGCATTATGAGAGCCTCAGTGGATCAACAGTGTTCAATCGGATGTACGTACGTATCATACCAAACGGCAGCCCATATGGGCGGTACTGAAATGATAACCATTCATGTGGAGGCTAGCAAGGCACTCGAGCACCTTAAGGAGTTAAACAATAGGGAACGTAGGCTCGTGAAAGCCGGAGTGCAGGAAGCCGCAAAGATATTGCACAACGAGGTCGTACAGAGTGCTGCAGGAAAAAGGAGCGAGAAAGTCAGCATGGGAGCCTCAGGCCAGTTCCTTCAAAGCATCCAGTTCGCGCCATATGGACCATATAGTTGGAAGGTATTTAGCAATGCGCCTTATGCTCAATGGGTGGAGTACGGCAGAAAGCCAGGTAAGGCACCGCCCCCCGGAGTGCTGGATCGGTGGGTGAGACTCAAGCTCAAGGTGCCTCCCAAGGAGGTCAGGAGTGTATCGTATTTAGTGGGGCAGAAGATAGCGAAAGAAGGAATAAAAGAGAAAAAGCACTTTCGTAACAGTATGGCGCGGAAAAAAATGGAGATCATCAATATCATACGCAAAGCCACAAAGGTTAAATAAACAAGAACTCAAAGAAATGATAAGCGGGTCATTCGGCAGTGAATGATCCATTTCAGGATTTCCGGCAGTGGAACTATGGCAGAAATCACCGACGTAAACATATTACACGATAGCGTCCTATTTTATCGGGACCTATTTCTCAACACGTTAACTGACCCAGTAAGTGGGGCGCGTATTGCAGCGAGCGGCGAAAAATTTGTCCTAACTGCCTACCCTGGAAGGCCGGTTAGGTGGCCAATAATCACTGTCGAGGCTGCAGGAATGACGTGCCAATCTTTAGGAATGAGCAGCACGGCGCAGCTCGTGACACTGAATTTCGAGGCCAATATATACAGTCAGAGTCCGAAACAGCGCGACCAGATCACAGATGACATATTTGATAAGCTCAGAACTAATAAGGCACTCATTATTGCGAGCGGGCTTCATGATACGATCATCACAACTAGTGTAAGCCTGGATGAGGATGCTGAAGGCGCGAATCTGGGAATGCATAGGAGGGTACTATCATGGACAGCAAAACACCCAACCACTACATAGAGTATGTCGGAGACAAACCCGAGACTTACGTCCCGGAATATAGACACATCACGTTCAGGAAAGGCAAGCCAGTGGAGGTTCCGCAAGAGGTTGCGGATAGGCTGCTGAAATGCCTGCCTATAGAGTTCAAAAAAAGCAAAGGTGACAACAATGGCAAATAGGGTGTATAGCAACGATGTCAATCAAGTAGCCCTCTTTTATGAAAGCGGGACGTATGCGGTTGCGAGTGGGGCGGCATTCTGGCCGGGACTTCTGGCGAGCCACGATATTGATGAGAAAACCAACATCATACCATTGAGGTTTATAGGCAATGGGCAGAGGCAAGTCGGGCAGTATGTTGATGCCTCTCAGGACTTCACTGGCAAATTATCGTTTAATCCTCAGAATTTCCGCAGTTTATATTTCGCTTTGGGAAGCATGACTGATGGGGGAAGCCCAAGTCCATACACTCACACCTATAGGGAGTCCGCAGGGACGGATAGCGCGCCAGAGACCGGAGAGCCACTTCCCACTTTTCAAGTTGAAGACGTTGGCAAATTCGTTACGGGAAGCAATTTTGTCAGAACGCTCAAGGGTTGTGTTTGCGACAAGTGGAACCTCTCAGTTAAGGAAGGTGAGCCTGCGCAAGTCGAGATAGATTATATTGCGCAAACGAGCCTGTTCACTAGTGGCGCGGCATCAAGCGTGACTGCTGACACGACAAGACCGTTCATGTGGAGTGATACGGTGGTTCACCTACCTAGCGGCACTCGAATGGATGAAGTCACGCAATTAGACCTGAGCATAAATAATGGAGTCAAGACGTTCCATTACTTGAATGGGAGTCGCGTGATTGGGCCGCCGCAAGCTACTGCTCGTGATTATGAATTAATAATTGCTGCGCAGGCCACGCCGAATTGGACAAAGACACTCTATGAACAGTATTACATGGGTGGGAGCTCGTTCAATATGGTGTTTAGTCTTCAGCCTAGTGCGGGAAGTCGAACAGTTGCAGTCACGGCGAGTGGTTGTAGGCTTGTTGATTTCGATGGGCCAAGTAAGGAGACTGAGACTCGTGAGATGAGTTTGACTATCAAGCCTCAGAATTTGTCGATTGTGGAAGATAGTTTGGATCAGTACTTTCATGCGGGCTCATATGTCTGATGTTGGATATGATTCCAGCATTTTTTTATTTTTTTCTTTTAATTCACATAACAAAAATCCATAAGGAGGAATAAAATGGCAGTAATGAATGTGAGTGATATTGTGATATTCGAGAGAGACGAGAATGGAGATTTACTTCCAATTATGATGGAACTTAGGTCACATGAAGGGAAGCATATACGTATGGTGCCCATGAGTCGTGGCGAGATACTTAAACTACGCGCCGAGATGCCTACCGGAAGTACGGCTACCACCAAGGATCAGGACATGGAGATAGTTGAGAAACATCTTGTGGAGCCTAAACTCACAAGAGATCAACTGGATAGATTGAGGCTGGATTACTTCCAGGATATCGCGTGGACGATAATTAGCACTAGTATGGGTCTAGAAAAAGATAAGGTATTACCGGAATCCGATGGACTACTAACTGAAGGTGCAGTAAAAAAAAACACGGCAGATTGAGTCTTTACCTTCACGATAAGGGATACACGTATCTTGATATGAATCGTTTGACCATACCTGAAATTCGGGAACTCGTCAAGGCAGATGAGGAAAAAAATAAAGAGAAGGAACGGGAGAAGAGGAAAAGATGGTAGAGCTAGGCGCAGGCGTTCAAATCATAATCGGGGCAAAGGATCAGTTCAGCGCAGTATTCGATAAGGCTCAGGGAAAAATCGAGGGTTTGAAGAATGCAGCGCGTAGCGCAGTCAATGGACTAGCTAGCATTGGTAGTGCAGCGATAAGTGCTGCGCAAGTCATGGGAGTAGCATTCGGTACCTTAATTGCGAATAGTTTGAGACTCAAGGCTTCTTTTGATGGTGTGCAGATCGGATTCAGTAATGCTTTCGGAAGTGATAGTCAACGCATGCTAAACGATCTTAAGGAAGCTGTGGGGGGTACTGCTTCAGAGATGGAATTGATGAAGATGGCCACGCAAGCAAGTCTTATGGGGCTTCCGGTGGATATTCTTCCTACTATGTTCAAGAATGCAGCAATCGTGGCAGCTACTACTGGAAGACAAACTAATGATGCTATTGGGGATATCACATTGGGAATTTCTAGGCAGTCTAGGATGATACTTGATAATCTTGGGATCATAGTGAATGTGGAAAAGGCTGAGAAAGAATATGCGGCTACTCTCGGTAGGACAGTAGAGCAACTCACGGATGCTGAACGCAAGACCGCATTTCTAAATGCGGCAATGGAGGGATTGGCCAGAAATTCTGCTAAGGTCGGTGGGGAAATTCCTAAAACTTTCGGCATTGCATTTCAGCGCATGATGAGCGATCTGACCAATTTTCAGACCCAATTAGGCACTACGTTCCTGTCAAGTCTTCAGAGTTCATTTAAAGAGGCAGGAGGGGAGGTAAGTCAGTTCAGTCAAGTGTGGGAGATGGGAAAGCAGTTAATAACGTCAGCAGTTGATGTTATAGCGATCGCGCTCGGAGGGTTGGCTCCTACTGCAATGGGCGTGTTTCAGGCCATAAATGACGCGATAGTCACGTGGGTTCCGGGCATTAGCGCGGGAGTGGGCGCGATAGTCGCCATAATTGATGCGATGGGGCAAGCATGGAGGAATGCGGCATTGGGTGTGCAGGCGTTCGGTATGGTGCTCGCAGGGGATATGGAAGGTGCCGAGAGCAAATTTATGGAGATCCGCAGTCTGACTGAAATATGGAATAGCAGCTGGGAAAAATTCAATACGACAAATACCGCAGTGTATGGTAAGCTCTTTAATATGAAATTCGCAGTGGGAGATGTTAAAACTTCGGTAGTTGGAGCAAGTCCGCCAATCGTGAAACAGACCAATGAATTGAAAGAGTACGCGACAGCCGCAGGCAATGCCGCGAGCGCAGGAACTAAAGCGGCCGATAGCATTGGGCGAATTAAAGGATTATTTCAAATAAGTGTGGGAGGAAAGGAGATCAGTGTGAGCCGAAGTGGTAGTGCCGAGAAAGCGAGCTATTATGATAGTTCCAGTATTTTTAGCGGGCAGGAGGCTAGAACATTCGGGATTAATAAATTAGGGCATTATACGGAACTCATGCCTGAGGTTAGGACTGGAATGTTTCCGTCGAGAGTCAGCCAGACTTCTAGTCAAGCATCCAGGCAGGATAGTCCGTATATTGTACGGATGGATAACTTCGTCGTTAATGCCGATAGTTATATCCAGAATATGGGCGCTCAGAGCGTCATAGCGAGGGCGATTTACTGATGGGATACGCAGCCACAACCTATGGGGGAGTCACTCTTCAAATACTGAATATTGGCAAGAGTCGACAACCTAGTACGATCAAGCAAAAGATAGGCGGAAGCCTCACTGAAGTGAGGGTTCCCGGAATTACCGGAAGGGATTTAAGTCTGACAATACAAGGAGTCATAACAGGCACTAGTCGGGATGCTGACCGGACAGCCTTAATTGCGTTGGACGATGGGCTCGCGTACCCATTCAGTGATGGTTTGGATGCGGGAAGCTTCATTATCATACCTGATAGCCTAAAGTGGAGTGATAATGGCACAAGCAACCCGTCGCATTACGAGTACAATATGAGACTTATCGAGTGGAGGCAATAAAAAAATGGCAAACAAGGCAGTCATTAGCGTTGGAGTTGGCGGGGCATCATTGGCCATACTGTACTTCCTTCTCATACCAGGAGTGGTAATCACGGGAGTAAGCGATAGCACAATTATTGGGCCTTGCGCTGGCACGCCTAGTGATCCATGCGTTTCATACTTCAATATCAGCACGCAAGCCGCCATTTATAGCACGACTGCTCGCAATCTCATCAAGAACCTGTCACTCTCCAGTACAGGCGGGGATATCGTTAAGGGAGATATTTACATACTCAATACAACAACAGGAATATGGAAAAAAGCCGCATCACGTTTCAGCCTAAAGCCCGGGAATTTATATCAGATGAAGGTGGAGATCATTAAACGCAATCCGACAATGACAATCAAGTGGGGACTTGGCAAAATAGTCGATCCCGTATTTTTGGGGTACAATGCCAGCGCGTTCATCAAGTACCGAAATGCTGAGACTGCCAAATGCCTGAATTACAATTGCCTGAATGATCCAATACAGTCTGAATTATGTAATCCCACGCTCGGGAATTTTAAGGTCAACCTGTCCAAAATAATTGTTCAAAGCACTGGCACGCCAGGGGTAATTAGGGGAGTGGGTAGCTTAACAGATCATTACTCGCTCAATCGCACAATTGTTATGATGTCTGACTGTAACCGCACCATACTCAACAACGCGAGCAAGCCAGTAATAGAGCATTACCAATGCAATAAAGCCAACATGACAAGTGAGGAGAACGTGCTGAAGAATATTCCTCTTATGAACTCAGAATTTATCATGACTCCATTATCATGCTATAATGTCACGATACCGTTTAATGCCGTCAATGTGCCTTTCAAGTATGGGATGCTCGGATGGCAAGTCAACCTGACTGATTATGGTTTCGCAAAACACCCGTTCTTTAACACGAATAATTATACGCAGCCTTTTCTTAACACGTCAGAGATCAATGGGACGGCAGCCGGATACAATGCTTCCGTAATTAATGAGACATTGATGGCCAACTGGACTGGATACAAGACCAATACTGGAAACTGGTATAACTTCACATTCAATGATTCAGCAGCACAGGGATATGAGCAAATAAAAAGTTCCACTGGCGCGTGCGCTAATTGCGGATATGATGGAGTATGCGCAAATGGGGATACACAAACTTGGAGCGGAACGAATACCGGGAGGGATTGGTGGTGTCTTAACTGGAGCCAAAACACTGGAAAAAAGTTAACGGTCCTATATGCCGAACTCGATCAAGATAGGGGTGACATAATTCCCGTGAACTTCAATGCTTTCGTGACCAACATACGTCCATCTGGCGCGAGCGGTCTATTCAACGCTAGCGAGATGATCTATTATCAAGGATCCGCTACTAGTGGCGCTACTAGTTGTATTCCGGTCAATCTAACTCCATCCCGCATACTCGCGGGTCATATGTTATGTATTAATGGAACAAGTTGGGGTGGTGCAAATATGAGAATCGGCGAAATAGAAGTATGGACTGCAAATTTCACTCTAAACAGTCAAATCATAAGCACTCCAATCACTATGCCATCTAGTATGGGGAGTTTTAAGATTGCGGCGAATCAGACACTCAACGATGGCATTATCGGGTATAATATTAGTTGTGATGGAACGAATTATGTCAGCGTGAATCAATCCGGTTTCGATAAGACCTATGTTTGCACAAGTGGAAGCACTCTCATATACCGTATCGTGATAGAAGCCAATGCCACCACAAACGCATTATCGCCTAGTGTTGACACGTTCGATCTCGAAATGCTCCCCTCCGGAAGTGCCACAGGATCATGGAAGTTGAGCATTTCATTAAATCAGACCCGCGTGCAAGCCAATAACAGTTTTATCGTGAACGTCACGGCCCAATGCTTAGGCCCGGGCAACTGCACTGATCCCGTGTGGCTGGACCCGATCAAGGTTCAGGGGTGAAAGTTTGAAACCGCCTTTTTGGTTCATACTGATTTTAGCATGTATTGTAGCATTCACAATAGCTGGTATCATCCAAGTGGCTAGTGGAAGCAATTCCCTACGCCTTTTCGGGGTCACTATATCTGATTCTTTTTGGATCAATGGAAATGATACCGTAAATACAACTGCGACAAATATCTCAACTATACAGTTTAATTTCACAGTAGAATCCGGGGTATTGGTAGCGGGTGGCATTTACAACTTCACTGCGGAAGCAACAATTAATTCCAGCAATCCAGTCAATATGCTGGTATTTCCCAGCCAAGAAAATAAAGGTTTAGTGCCTATCAACTTCACGAATGGCAGTCCGATGTGGATCAACACGACATTATCAAGTGTAACTATCAATCCTTCCAACACAAGCAATCTTCTTAATAATACATCGATCATGCTCAATTTTACGTTGACTGCGAATGACATGCCTGGAAATTGGACGATGTTCGCATTCGCAAACGTGACAGGGAATAATTATAGCAACAACATAACGATAGAAATCTACACATCTTCTTTAATTCCTGATAGTCCGCCAACCGTATTGACATCACCAAATCAGTCATGGTATCGTATGAATCAGACAGTGCTGCTGAACACAACAGTGACTGATTTGGATAATGAGGAGGTTAATTTGACTGGAAACTTCACGCTCAATAACGTGACCAACACCAGCCAAATTGTCAAGTTCAGCACAAACACTAGCGTAGGTAAAAGCGTCAATTACACTATCGGTCCTTTAAATGCGGGGGATAACATCACATTTAGGTATTATTCCCAAAACAATCTATCCAGTGCGATCGCGGAAACCAACATAACAATCGACGTAGCGCCATACTGCACAACCCCCTTATTCAATCAGTCCACCTACTCTGTTGGTCAAAACATTAGCGTGAACACGACATGCACTGATGCGCCTGCGCCAACTGTCGAAAACATGAACGTGAGCTGGTGGTTCAACATTAGCGGAATAGTCAGACTCAATGGAACGCTGGCAGCCAATAGCGGCGACCTCATCAATCTCACTTTCAGCAACTTCACTGATGGAGAAACAATCACCGCCGGCGTGCAGCCATTCACCAAACAGCCAGGCAATGTTTACGTCAGTAGTACAACACTTGGCAACCCCCTGAGTTTAATATTTAACACGATCAATGGAAACCAGACCTACGAGTGGGGCAGCAACGCAACAGTACAAGTCTTGACAACCAACAATCAACTACACTGGTGCTTACATGTCGGAAGGGACGATAACATAACATGCAATACCGGGAATCAAACCATTTATTACTCACTCAATTCTATCAAGTGGGTATACTTTCTCGGAGGTAACACGAGTCAGAACGTGACAGGTAATGGAAGCGTTCGGGTGGACTTTTCTGAAGCACGAAATAGGACAATCGACAGTGCAAGCATCAGCCTCAAGCAAGCAGCTGGCACCATTCGCAATGTGGTAATTAAAACAGGGAGCGTGATTCACGAAGTGGTGCAAGCCAAGATCGTAGGAATAGAGTACCTTAAAGATAATTGGTGGAATGAGACCACTGGCAATGTGACCATCACATTCGGGCGTGTCGGTACCGAAACATTCCAGATGAACTTATCAGAGAGAAATGCACTTGCAGGAAATTTCAAGATCACGGGACTCGTTAGCGATCCATTGCCACTTAATTACACGATGAACTTCAAAACATTTGATTCCAATAGCACATACCCCTCATTATTTACGACCTCATTTGTGTTATGGGATAATTACTATAGGGATTATGGAACGAGCAAGTACGCCACGATATTGGATGCTGCCGACTTCAATGGGGTGAACTTGACGATACGCAAGTACGAAATGCTCAATAGTGGGGATTGTGGGGATTCAGAAAAAAACGGTTTCATCACGAGCAGTCTGAATTTGGAAGGCGTGGATAATATCACGTTCCAGTGGGAATCCACGGGGTATACGGCATGTCAGATCGTCACTCCCGGACCGTTTTGCAGCGCCGTGCAGGTTAATTTCTCTGCGGGAATCGCAAACGATGACGGATCGCAATATACTGAGTTCTTTCACAGCTTAGGGGGATGTAATAGTTGTGGTGTTGGCGGCACTCATGTTGCGTCCAATGAGACAGTGACGTTATCTCGTAATAGGGATTATAATGGGAGCGGAGTTAACTTCACTGTGACATCAAGTGCCACGCAGGCCGGAGGAGCATACAATTCATTCGTTGCCTCAACCAATGGTAGTTATGAGCTCGCATTTAAGATGTTCAATGACAACGTGTGCGGGCAGAGCACGTCATATGCAGTCAGTACGAATCGCATGTGGCTTAAGTGGGTCAACATCACGGGCATCACTCCTCCAGTCACGATTAATGGGACTTGGAACACGACACTAAATTATACAAGCAAAGCCATATTTAACTCGACAAAAAACATCACCAAAGCAAGATTAAATCTGGATATCGTTAATTTGAGAGATCAGGTTGTCAGGCTGTTCTTATCCAATGGTCCGAATGCGGGAGGTGGGACTGATTACTTCTGGGAGCCTACAGTAAATAATGAGTGGCTTTACTTCCGTGGCAATGGAAGCCAGATCGCGTTTAGAATAGAGATCATACACAACAGCACCAACCCGATCAATCTGTCATATAACACGACTGAATGGCCAGTTTATATCAGGAAAGTCAACGTGACTGTGCAGACTGGAAGCCCGAAGGACATAAATTTCGACTTTGGAGGCGACGGAATAATTGATCTACACTTGAATGACACGCTCAACGAAAGTAATAGCCCGATTACATTGCCAATAAACAGCACGATAGCTAGCAGGATAAATAGTTTAGCGAACTCCACATGCGGGGTGAATTACACGAGCTGTATGTTACTGGTTGATGTGTCGAGCAACAATACTGGAACGCTTATCCTATCAGACTTGAATCTTAGTATAGACCGGCGCAATTACCGACTCAACAGCACGTACTTACAACAAATGTGTTACGCGAGCAATCCAGCATGTCAGTTGGAGTTCAATTTCACAAGCCTCGGAGGAGGGGTATTGGAAATAACAAACTTGACGATCTATCAAAGAGGTTATCAGGTTCTAACTTTTAACGTAACTGCCAATACGACATTTGAAGGAACCTCAAGTCAATTCTGCGCATGGAGAAATATTACAATAAATTATAGCCGAACAAATATCACGATGCCAGTGCCTTATTTCGACTTCATTCCATCGAGCGCGAGCAGCAAAAATGTGGAACCCGAAGGTCAAGAAGCCAAAATAAACCGCAGCATATTCAACATCACGCATCTTGGAGTGGATGGGAAAGCCAACATGTTCGGGTACTTTAATGAGACACTCAACACCTGCCTAAAGATGTACTGTAGTATTAGCAGTAATAAGACTGGCCTGGTGGTGGTGGCGAATACCACGCGGCAAATGATGGCGTCTAATATGACACGCAATGGGCTCACACAGGTGTATTGCTGGATGAACTTCACGAGCTGCACAGCAGGAAGCCTATACCTTCCAGACTTCTTTATAGAGCCTAATTGTGATGGGTGCGTGGAGGCATGGAATGGGTGAAGTGTTTAACCTTGGCGGCCGCACTCGAAAACCAATGCGGATAAGCATACCTGATAGTAACTTTAGCATTGCTGGAAGCATACTTATTGGTGGGGTGGAGTACATTACTGCTTTTGTGGATCTCACGATAGATGGGCGAAGCATCAATCAGGGGCTTCATCAAGCCACCATTAATCTTGATGCGAGCAACATGAGATTCGTGAATAAGGATACTGGAGTAAGCAAAATCAGTGGCGGGGAGACTGTCAAGATATATTTTGATTATGGAGCCGGAAGCACGTTATTATTCAATGGGAAAGCTGAATATCCGTCTTTTAGCTTTAGTGAAGCGGGTTATAGAATGACGCTCAAAGCTAATTCTATTCCTGAGGCTACGGATCGTAAAATCAGAATAAGATTCGATAATGTCACTAATGTCAGTGCGATTAAGAACATTATAGATATTTACCTTTCGAGTGTGGCTTCATATACTCAGTTTAATGCAACATTAGGCAATGAAGTCAATACGATCACTGCCACGTATAATGATTACATACACCGAATTATTGCAGATATTTTTAATCGAGCAGGATGGGATGGGTACTTCGATTTTGACCCAAATGGAACGGGGAAACATGATCTTGTCGGATTCAAAACTGGAACAGTAGACAATACTGCTGTTCAGGCGGCAATTGGGCAAAACATCATCAGTATAGGAGCTTGGGGAAAGGAGTTTAGCAGAGAACATAACACGATACGAGTTGTTGGCAAAACCATTGGCGGGAGCAGCATTCTCAAGACCATAACCAATACGGCAAGTAAAGCATTATTTTGGAGAAAAGACAAAGAAGTGAATGACCAACGTATAACGACGCAGGCGGAGGCAAATGAGAGAGCAACCTATGAGGTAGCTGTAGCTGAACAGGTCAGTCATGGTTCATTCGTGATGGTAGGCAATAAAGATATGCTTCCAGGAAAGCGCATAAATGTAATGGCTCAGTATTGCGGGGGCTTGCATGGAATGTTTCCTGTTATTTCGTACTCGCATAAGATCGGGTTTCAATGGGTCACTAGCGTGGATATCAATAGCAAAACCTACAGGTATATAGACAGTATATTGGAAAGAATCAAAACTGAAGATGGTCTCGCAACATTTGATAACCCGAACGATATGGAGAATAGCATTAACATGGATTTCGATGGGGAGACAGATAGTGTAAATCTGGTCGCTAATCGCAGTGCAACATTGTCTTATGCCACAAGCCGACTTTATCTGAATAGCGGGACTACAGGCACGATGGTGAGTATCAACTTCATGCAGACAAGCGACATAACTCAAGCTGATCTGGTGTTAAAGAACCCAATTCATTTTGCTTTAAGCACAATAGAGATTAGCAATGATGGGGGCCTCACTTGGGTAACATTCTCAGCACAGGATACCGCCATGACATTTGTGACTGCCAATAGGCAAATGAAAGTCCGCATTGTCTTGAATGCCGATAATGCTTTCAATACCACGCCATCACTGGATGGGGTTACGGTGCGGTTTAAATGACTGCCAAAAAGTGCGATGGGATGGATGTGATACAGAATGACATCAAGTACATCAAAGAAGCTCTCCAGGAAATCAAAGAAGGGCAAAAAAGGCATGAAGAGAAGCTCGGGAGCATCTCGGTCACTAAGTGGTCTATCGGTATATTATGGGCCTGGTGTGCAGCCTTGACTGCGCTAATTATCAAAAAAATCTGGTAACAGATTGATGAAAAAACAACCAAACGGAGGGATTCCATATGGGATTCTGGATATTCGGCAACACGGGGAACGCGTTCCCAACGCCAAAGGTGAATGCGGACTTTAATTTCGCTTCGCCTTTCGAAGACAAATTCTACAGATATGAGAAGCAGGTCGATGAACTTATCGCGTATCGGCAGCAGATTTACGTGCTGGACACGAAAGGGCGAGCTGGAAAGAAGCTCACGGTTGATGAGCAGATGGCTAGGAAGAAACTGCTTGCGGCGATCGACAGTCGACTCTCATTTATTGCGGGGAGCATTAAGAAGAAGGGTGATGCCTGATGGCAAAGAAATGGTATTCAAGTAAAGCCGTATGGGGCATCGTGCTAGTGGTACTAACTGGACTCGGTATGTATTTCC